TCCATCTAAAGAGCTTATTTTATCAGTAGAAAATATATCTTTTAAAGAAACTAAACTTCCATAGAAAGTTACCCTATAATTTACAGGCTTGTTATCTTTCATTTGAACACCTTCTAACTTTATTTTGCCAGTTTTAAAAGGTTTATAATTTATATTTAATTCTGCATTTTGTTTGTGTCTTGCATCAAATCCAATGATATTAAAATTGTAAAAGTGCTTAAAAATTTTATTATTTACTGTAGAAGCAGGAACGTTAAAAGTCCTAGTAAAATCCGTGAAAACTTTATCTAAGCTTCTTACATCTTGTAAAGCTTGTTTAAGTACTACACTTTCATTGTCGTGTAGCTCTACTTCTTGACCCTCTATGTATAATTGTAGTTCTGTCATTAACGAACATTGTTTATCTTGTTAAAGGCAAACTCAAAACCTACTGTATAATCAATTAACTTGTCGTTTAATACGCTTTTAATAGTCATATCTTTGCTTGTTATTATAACAGGAAGCGTTTTACCCTCCCATCTAATCCAAGCGTTCTCAGATAGGAACAGTTCTTCTAGTGCGCTATTGAAATCTTCCTTTACATAACCAGTATTTAGAGTGATTTTAGTAGAACCGTTTACATTATAACGTTGTTTTTGTCCATCGTTAGTTCCATAAGTAACCGTTGCGGTATTTATATTGTTCCTTTTATAGGTTTCATCAGTTACATTAAACCTTTCAGTGGTCTTTTTAAAGAAATATATATCTTGATATGCTCCAAGCTTATTCACAAAGCTCACTTTATAGGGTATAAATTTTCTTTCACATACATTATTGATAGTAACTGTCTTTAATAATGTAGAATCGTCTGTAGCATAAATCTGAACTGTGCTTTTATTCGCAGGTATTGTTATATATTGTATCTTTTGATTGCTATTTCCGTTGTCAGTTATTTGAGTTGTAGCAGAATCAATTATAATCTTACCTACACCCTCGGAAAATATCGGAATCTTACCAGCTGTATCATCTGGCAAATACATATTCAAGCTAGTTTGTAATAAATCAGTACTTAAAGCAGGGTTTATTTCTTCTTGGAAATGTCCGTAACCATCAAAAGCTAAGTAGTTAAATACTTGAGTTCCGTTAGTTTCAAATATTGCATCAGTATCTGAATCAAAAAACTCAACAACCGCTGAAACCCATTTAGTAGCACATATATAATCATTGTTAAAATTGTTGTCTAAAAAGTCTTTTACTAATTCAGCAATTTCTACAACTATATTATTTTGATTAGAAATCCTATCTTTTTCAATTTGGTATTTTAAATCTGAAGAAGCATAAGAACCTGAAGTTCCTGTATATACATATAATTTTAAACCTATTTTTTTTAATGCCATATCTTTTTTATTATGCTATTCTAGCCCCTGAACCAGACCCACCGCCTGAACAATTCCACTCAACAACTTCTTGTGTAACTCCATAATCACTAATTTTAATTAAATAATATTTGTTATTTGTACCTCCAATACTGTTTGCTCTAATTGAATTTACAACATAATACTTATCGCCTCCTCTAAATGGTGAAAGCCTAAAACAAATTGTGTTTCCTATACTAGAAATTATAGTGCTAAAACTTTTTTCACTTGTAACTATAACAGTGGTAGACCATACCATCCCAGCCTGACAAGTGTCTTGGGGGTTAATAAAAGATTCTTTAGATATAAAAAACAGATTACCAAAGCAATTTGTCTGCGTTGCTGGTTGTGTTTGGGTTACATTACAAGTTATATTACTGCCTCCTGAATTTGAATATCCGCTTGAAGGGGGTGTAATAGTGAATACTATTGTTCTAACTGTATTTGTTGAGACTTCTGCAAATCCTGCTGGAGTATGACTAACGTAAGTTCCGACCCCAACTTTAGTAGTAGGGTTTTGAATTGAACCCTGTTCAGAAATAAAGGGAGTTGTTATTTGAGCTTGAGCACAATTAAAAGTAGGTAGAGTAGCCGAAGATGGTTGAGAATAAACTACATTACAATCAAAAGTCCCTGAATTACTATATCCACTAGGTATATTTATTCTATATGTTATTGTCTTATTTACTGCTGACCCTGAATTATTTGCGCCTGCATTTAAAGAAGTTGTAATATCTGAACCATCATATCTTACAGCGTTTAAAGTGCCTCTAGTTATTATTCCCTTGTTTACCGTTCCATCTTTTTCAATATTGCCGCCTGTTATAGCAGCATCGTCACAATCATAAGCCCCACAATTAGCAGAGGCAAAAGTAAATGAATTAGATATCGCAGTACAAGCATCTGAGGACTGTCTAGCTATAACTATAAAAGTCGCAAAAGAACAATTAATAGAACTTGAAATAGTTAAAGTTTGACTCGGAGCAGTTCCAGTTAAAACCGCATCTACTGAGGCATTACTTGGAGTTTTTTCAATTTCATACGAACTAATTGGAGCACCACTTCCACGAGTAAAAAAAGGTGAAGATCCACTAGACAAAGCTATTGATGTACTTGCTGAACCACTTGAATTAGGAATAGTTCCTGCAAAGGTCGGGCAGTTATTATTTACGCTAGGGTTTTCATTAGAAGGTCTTGTAGGTTGTGCAAAAGTTTTAACACAATCTATGGTTGAATTATTTAAATTTGAGTAACCTGTAGGAATTGATATTGTATAAGTAACGCTCCTTGTAATTGAACTTCCTGTCGTATTAAGGGGAAATGCGGTAGCTGTTTGACCTACAATAGTACCAACTAATAACTGGGGGTTTGTTATAAAACCAGAACTATCCACAGAAAAATTTGTAAGTCCTGCCGTTGTACAAGTAAAAGTTCCTAGCGATATGACTGGAGCTGTAAGGTTTAAAAAGAAGGGACTTCTTACATTTATTTTTGTACTCATATTATTTTTTCTTTAAAGTAAATTTTAAAAACTCTTCTACATCTAATCCGTATGCTTTTAATAGTTCGTCTGGTAGTTTCTTAAATCCTTGCTCAAATGGTTTAGTAAAGAATAGGCTAGGCTTTAATCCTTTTTTCTGTATGCTTCTTGCTATTAAAAAACCTAAAGTCATATAACCACCCTTTTGAAATCTACCTTTAGAGTCCCTTAATTTAAGACCCTTAGCTTTTGCCCAATCAGCTAATGGTTTTACTGGAGGCATTTTAGATTTAAAACTATAAGGAGTATTGTACTTCTTTTCAGTACCGCTTACACCTTTGTCTTGAAATTCTCCATACCCTAAATCCCAGCTTAATTCAAACGAATTAGGACTTACTTTTAATACACCATCCAATCTCTTATAAAGCCCCCTAGAAACGTTCTTTTTAGCCTTAGTTAGCCTACTCCTTGATTGCTGTGAAACAAACTTTTTAAACTTTAGTAACTCTGAATTTACATTTGTTAGCATACAGTCATATCGTTTTGTACTATTACATCGAATGAAGCAGCCCAGCCTGCTAGCTTGTTCTCAAATCTATCAACAAACGGCTCACATCCTACAGCACCATCTATCTGAAATAAGTCTTTATATAAATCTCCTCTTTGTAGTAATGCAACAACTCTATTAATTACCTCTAACTGAGTATTTAAAACATCCTGTTCGTTATCATTACCTACAAATATATCTGTCACTACATCTTTGCTTTCGTCTACAATATCCATAGAAATAATGCTAATATTAAATATCATTATATTAGTGTCTACATTGCAATTGTTTACTATTATATGAGACAATGGAAATATAGTTTGCTTATTTAAATCAATATCATCTAATGAGCCAAAAGAAACAGTATTAACAAACGGTTCTGCATTAAGTGCATCCTTTATTTTTTTCGTTACATTATAAAATCCTGTCATCTATTCTTTATTAATTTTGCTTCTAATTGGTTCTTCTCTTTTTCAAATGCTAAATACATAAAACATTCGTGAAATTTTAGTTTAGTGATATGTTCAAATCGTCTAACATCTCCTTTAGCGAGTCCATAGATTGATTGATACCACCCCCATTTTTTACCAAAGTTTGTAGCTGCTCCGTAGTCAGCTCCTTCGGTATTTCCTTGTTCAAATAGTTCAGGGTAGTTTTCAGTAACTCTTCGTTTAAATTCCAAAAAAAAAACATACATCCCATAACAACATCTAATGGAATTTGCTTCATTGTTTCTGCATTATCTAAACCGTTGTACTCCTCTATCTGGTATCTATCCCCTTTGTGTAGTGTAATAGGTCTGTAAAGTACTGCCATAGCCTTGTGCATATTATCCCAGTCTGTAAAGTTTTCGTCGAGATCTACATACTCTCCAAGTGTCATATCGTCAAGTACTGGAATTATCCCGTATTCAATACCTCTATGAGTAAAGGTTGGAATCAAATCTTGCTTCTTTTCAAATAGGTTATTTATATCGTTAAGGATTTCTTGAACATAAGTGAATTTTACTTTAGCTATGTCTTTCAAATTAAGGTCACAAAATATTTCAACAGTCTTATGCATTAAAAAACTACTGTCTTCGTTTTCATCTGTGTTTAACTTTGTAAATTTTTGATACTGTTCTAATGTTACTTCAGATAAACTACTTGGAATTTGTATTTGAACTTTCATATTATAACAATAAAAAAACCTTTGATTTGTATAAATAGAAAAAGGGTTACATATCTATGTAACCCCTTAATGAATAATAAAAAAAATATTACTTAATATTATTCTCGTATAAATATCTATATATTTCGTCTATCTTATTTTCTAACTCTTTGCTGTTCTGTTCAAATACTTCCTTACCTCTTCTAAATGTTTTCTGAAAGTCTATAGTTAATGTAACAGGCTGACCTCCGTTTTTCCATTTGTTTGATATTGGATTAACAATAACATAGACCTCGTTTGACCAGCAACGCATTTTAATCTCCCAGTCCTTTAATACTTTAGCACCCATACAAAAGCATTTAAGAATAGATGTAAGCCTATAAAAAGACAGGCTGATAATAATAGACCCTGAAAGATTGTCCTCTTTACAGCAGACCTATTTTGTTTAGATGTTAATTGCTTAACCATTATGTATTCTGTTGTATCTTGTATTTTCATATCGTTTGTTTTTAAATTATTATAACCAACTTGCATCTGAACATTGAGTACTACAATAGCCCTCTGATATTATTTCTGCTCCACACTCTAGGCATTCGTGTTGATATAAACTGTTAAAGTTCTGTATTGATTCGTTGAAATCTATTCCTGCTATCATAGTGTTTGTTTTTAATTATACACCAAATATAAAATTCTTTTTTGGAACTACCAAAATTATTAACAATTATTTTTAATAAATGTAATATTGCCCTTTATTAGGGTTCTCTAAAGTGTCTGTTAATATGTACCGAGCAGCATCAATACAATCAGGATGTAGTCCACTTGGTTTCTGGGTCTTGTTGCCCTCTTTATCTGTTGCCCATATATAACCACCTAATTCTCTTTTAAGGTTCTTAGAACGGCTTGTAACGTATATCTCGTTTTGATTCATTAGGTTTAAACCATATACTATTGAGTCCCTTCCTTTAGATACACCGTGTATATTATGACCGTAACCTTGTAATTCTGCTATTGATTTTGGTTCAGCACTATCTGCCGTAATACTTTCTCTTATATCATTTGATTCTAAGAATCTACTTATATCCCTGTTAAGCATTCCTTTCTTATATAGTACTTCATCGTATATGTAAGCATTATTCCACTTGTATAAAGAAATAATCGTACTTGGGTCTACCGAGTAGCCAAAATCAAGTCCGTGTCCAAGTAGTCTTGCTTCTTGTGGTATTGTGTCAATCTCTTTCCAGTCGGGTATACAAGCACCCTCTAAGCTTCCTACTTCTCCTAGTCCATATACTCTCCACCAATTAGACCAGTATGTAGATGTCTTAGCTTTATCTCTTGCCTTTTCAATCTCTGTTACAATGTTTTCAGGAAGTGAATCATTGTCTTTATAGGTTAGTGTCACAAAGTCTGTATCTTCTTTTCCTATTAATTCCTTGTCTACCCAAAACAAAGCAGATGGATTATAATCTAACCAAATGTTTCCAGACGTTCTTACTACTAATTGTTGGTAAGCATCAAAGGGTATATTGTTACACTCATTAATATATAGGTCTGTTCTTCTTGCTCCTCTTAGTTTATCTGGCTGGTCTGTACTAAAGAACTCTACGTAGCTTCCATTTGTAAAGGTGTATTTTAAGGTACTCTTATTTAATTGGCTGTCCTTATACCTATTTAATCCTTTTAGTATTGCTAAGAAGTCTTTAAAAGCACCTCTACGTAGATGAGGTATTGATTCAGATACTACACTAATTTCTTTTCCTTTGTTTCTTATTGCGTAATCAATCAAGATTAATAAGATGCACATAGTTTTACCTGCACTTGTTCCACCCCTAACAATCTTAGTTCTGCTGTTGAGGTTTCTTAATTTAGTAAGTGCTTCGGTTTTCTTTACCTGCATACTAATCTATAAACAATGGTAGGTCTTCGTTTATTGTAATATCTTTGGTTTCTCTTGGTTTACCTGCATAGTAGTTATAGAACAACTGTACATATTTAAAGTCTCCATTCTCTAAGCCTTTTAATAAAGCAGCGTGTGCTAATGGTTCAAGTGGAGTTAGTTTCTCTATTAAAGCTATCTCTTCTGATTTAGATTTCCTACCTGCATTCTTATTACCACCGTTAAATTTTCTCTTATCCATAATCATTTAATTTCATTAATGATACACTATAACAATAATAATATCAGGCTTTTGTTAAAAGTCCTTGTCTTTGTTGTTGTAGTAATCTTCGTACCAAACCCATAAGGAAGCAAATATAATTACCCATACTAATAAAAATAATAATAAAAATGAACCCATCATATCCGCTTTCTTTTTAAGTCGCTTTGCATCATATTATAAATAGCTTCTACCCTTGTTAGTAAGTCATCTGCTTTGTCTTCTGGTGTTTTGTCTATTAGTGAATGTAATTTAGTGTAAACTGTTGCTATTCTTTTCATTGGTCTCAATGTCTTGTCTTCTATATACTCTTTTGGTTCTTTAACAACTTGAATCTTTTTTAGCACTTCGTCTTCTGCTGTAGCTCCATATACCCATCGAGAATAGGAAGCCAGTATTGTTAGGTACTTGTTTTTAAAATTAAAATCGTTTTCCATCCACAACTCTGCTTTGTTATATCCGTGTAAAACAGAAGCGTGATTCATTCCAACAGTATCTGCTATCTTTTGATATACCATTTTCTCTTTATTTCTTAGGATGTAAAAGTATATAAATCTAGCTTCTACTAATAAGTTCTCCCTTCCTACTAAGTTGACATCTTTTTTAAGAGTTTTTTTTATTAGGTATTTTAATAGTTCTGTTTTGTTTACTACTACTTCTTTGCTTAATTTATTCATTTAAAATAATCTTATTTGTTGTTTATGTTGTTCTATTCGTTTGATTGCTGCATCGTAATACTCTTTGTCAAGTTCACAAGCTATTAGTTCATATCCTAAATTATGACAAGCTAAAGCTATTGATCCGCTTCCTAAGTGTGTGTCTAATATCTTGTCCCCTTCTTTAGCATAGTTCATTAAAAGCCATTCATATAATTGAAAAGGTTTTTGTGTTGGATGTATTCTGTTTCTATTTGCCGCTGAATTAAAATCATACTTTTTAGCACTTGTTTTAAAACTACTCCAAGCTAATTCATATTGAGCAAAACTAACATCTTCAGAAAATCCTTTATCCCATAATAACCAGCAAGATGATGGATATAGAAAATCTGTCATATAATTACCTCCCCATATAATCTGATTCTTACTTGTTCTGAAAAGTTG